AAACCATACCATACGATAACAAACAGCAAATATATTTAATTTATAGAGAGATGATCCCAAAACAAAAAACATTCTTCAAGTATTTAAAGGTAAGCAAGCGCAAGAAAAACCTTCAAGCAATAGATTATGTAGCCAAACATTTTGAATGTAGTTTGGGCGAAGCAGAAGAATATATGGACCTTTTACGTGAACATGGTGTGAGAGGAGTCCTATACAAAATGGGAATAACCGATAAAGAAGCAGATAAACTATTAAAGTAATGACAAGAGAAATTAAGGTTACAGATTCTATAGTGGATTCCATTATAGACAAATTTGTTGATAGAGCTACCATAGGAAAACAGAAATACGGAACAGATTTGGATCGTGGCGATTTATCTTTAGAGGAATGGCTAGAACACTCCATCCAGGAAAAACTTGATGATATTTTGTACATGCAAAAAGCTCTAAAAGTGTTGCGTGAAGCAAAAAACATATAATATTTATAATAAACATGGAAGGCAAATACAAGGATATTAAATTTGAAAATTTAGAGTGGAAAAATACTTTAAACGAAAATGAAATAGACCCTGAAGAAAAGAAAAGAGTAGATGATTTAATCGAACAGTTAAGGATTGCTGTTGATAGAGCCGTAAATTATTGGAAAGATGGAAAAAAATGATTCTTTTCAACCCACAGGGAAAAGATTAGATAATTTAAATAGAAAATTAAAATCTGATCACCCTGAAGATTTGTGGGTAATGAATGGTATTCTAGATGCTTTTTTATCTATTATAGATTCATCTTCTACTATTGAACAACAACGTATTGTAAGTAAAGAATTGAACAGATTGTTTGATGCTTACGAATTTAGATATAATACAATTTTAGAAAATACAATTATTATGAGCGAAGAATTTAAAAGATTGCAACAATTGGCTGGTTTGCCAATCACAGAAAATAAAGTAGAAGAAACCAAAGAAACACTAAACGAAAACTTCGTTGGTATGGGAATGGTTGGAAATATTTTCGATCGTGAAAAAACAGATTACGAAATTGCATTTGAGCATTTTACCAAAGGTACTTCATTGAATGAAGTAGAAGATGATATGCCTGAAGCACCATCACATGAAGAAACAGATGCTGCTCAAGTATATGAAGCTAATCCTTTAGAAGGAGGACCAGGCTATATGACTAAAAACCATGCTGGGGTTCTTGCTCGACTTATCTCTGATCTTGAAAGCGAAGATACATCAAATTTTTCAGAAAGTAATTTGAAAAACTATGAAGAAGCACTTTCCAATCTTAAAACAGCTCTTGAAGCTACTAAAGCTAAGTATAAAGAGGAAACAGGAAAAGACCTATGAACCCAAAAGACACAATCAAACTAGACGTTCCATTGTTTATCCGCCTTCTAGAATACGCTAGAGAGGATGCAAACGATGATATGGATCTACATAAAGTAGCAGAAAACGCAATTGATCTATCTCGCTTTGCCGGAACACTAGGTATGATGGACTATGAAGCACTTGTTGGAGATGGAACAGAAATCACAGAACGATTACAAATGCAGCGTTTAGCTGGTATCATCAAATAATATTTTAGGACCGTTACCAAACAGTAACGGCGAAACCCCCAACATTCGCTATCATGGGGGTTTCTTTTTCCTTGGAAGCAATAATCAAATTATTGATTATTTGGAAAAGCAATAAAGTTTTTGTATCTTGAAGCAACTAATCAATTAGTTGATTATTTTTAAAATTATGGCTAAAAAGAAAGTTATCCCTCAAATTGTAAAAGACATCCGTAATGCAATTAAACGAGATATAGATTGGGCAAGTGAAAAATCAATTTCATACTCTCAACTCTCAATGTACAATGAATGTCCCAAAAAATATTCTCTACAATATATTGAAGGACATAAACAATTTACCTCCACTATCCACACTGTTTTTGGAACAGCACTACACGAGGTAATCCAACATTACCTAACAGTAATGTACGAGCAAAGCATGGTTGAAGCAGACAAAATCAACACATCCGAAATGTTCGAAGATATATTACGTGAAGAATACACCAAACAATACAAATCAAACAACAAACAACATTTTTCCTCACCAGAGGAACTTAGAGAATTCTATGAGGATGGGGAAGCTATCATCCGTGACTTTGCAAAAAATAGAGGTAAACATTTCTCCAAACGTGGATGGCACTTAGTGGGATGTGAAGTTCCAATTGTACTATCTCCAAACCAAAACTATCCAAACATAGTTTATCAAGGTTATCTAGATGTGGTAATGTATCATGAACCAACCAATCGAATCAAAATTATAGATTTGAAGACATCCACTAGTGGATGGAACGATAAGCAGAAAAAAGACGAAAACAAGCAGTTTCAACTTATTTTATACAAAAAATATTTTTCTGAACTATACAATTTCCCTGAAGAAAACATTGATGTAGAATTCTTTATTGTAAAACGAAAGTTATACGAAAGTGAAGATTATGTTATCAAACGAATACAAATTTTTAAACCTGCAACAGGTAAAATTAAAATAAAAAAAGCAACAGAATCAATAAACAAGTTTATAAACGAAGTGTTTGATACAAACGGATACAAAAAAGTAGAACATCAACCACAACTAAACGATAATTGTAAGTGGTGTGTTTTTCACAAAACTCATCTTTGCTCTGCTACTTACCACTAATATCCATATATGTATATATAAACGTATAAACATATAAAACCATGAGTGAAAAAAACCAAACATTAACAAGCGTCAAAATTGATAAAGACTTGTTTGAAAATTTTAGAGTAGAATGTATTAAACGCAAATTCAGTTTCCAAAAACTATCCGAACGTGCTATCCATTTGTATTTAACGGATGAGGATTTTAGAAAAAAAGTTCACAACCATAGTGATCTATCTTTAGAGGACTAAAAATGAAACTAATGAAACTATTAGGGGATATTATAAAAGAATCCCAAGAAAGGAATTTAAACGAGTATGAAGCTACTTGGTTTTATGAAAGTAGATACATCCAAGAACTAGCTAACCCCGAAATGGCATATGAATATGAAGAACAGTCAAATAATTCATGGATATTTAATGACAAATATGGGAATATTATAGGTGTTGAATTTAACCCCCTTAACAAATATTTTGAAACATTTTATATAGTTAAAAATTTAAAAGGGGATGATTTTAAAGTGTTTGACTTTCAAAAAGTAAAAGATCAAGTAGACCTAACCTCATTTCAAGGTGGATCAGATGATAGACGTTCAGATACTTGGGTTAAAATTTTGAGGGATGAAATTATTCCTAGATTTTTATCTAATAAGCCTTCAATGATAAAAATACACCCAATTGATGAATACCGTTTTAATATATTTTGGAAAGCATCAGAAGTATGCAAAGAAAAATATCTATATTTGGAAATAAAGCAATTTGGAAAAGAAATATTAATTTTAAACAAATAGTTTGGAAAATGAAGATTAAATAGTTATATTACAAAAATAAGTTATAAAAGTATGAAAGAAAAATTCAGTTATCTACCAAAAAACGAACGTAAAAAAATCCTTCTAATATGTGACGACATTCGTGTGCATTCGGGAGTAGCAACAGTTGCACGTGAGCTAGTTATAAACACAGCTCAACATTTCAATTGGGTAAATTTAGGGGGAGCAATCCAACATCCAGATCAAGGAAAACGCTTTGACCTATCCCAAGACACAAACACAAACTCGGGCTTAACAGATTCTTCCGTTACACTATACCCTGTTAACGGGTATGGGGATGCAAGTTTGATTCGTCAAATGATGCAAATTGAGAAACCAGATGCAATCATGTTGATTACGGATCCTAGGTATTTTGAGTGGTTGTTTGCCATTGAAAACGAGATTAGAAAAACATGCCCTATCATTTATTTGAACATCTGGGATGATTTACCAACACCATTATACAACAAAGGATTTTACGAATCGTGTGATGCGTTGTTAGCGATTTCAAAGCAAACAAAACTTATAAACGAGTTAGTGTTGGGAAATAAAGCGAAAAACAAAGTGATTGAGTATGTTCCGCACGGGCTAAACGAGAACATTTTTAAACCGCTTAACGAGGCAGATCCAACGCTAGTTGACTTTAAAAAGCAATTGTTTAAGGGAGAACAAAAAGACTTTGTATTGTTCTTTAATTCAAGAAACATTCGCCGAAAACAAATTCCCGATACTATGCTTGCGTTTCGTTACTTTTTGGACCGTTTACCGAAAGAAAAAGCAGATAAATGTGCTTTTGTTTTACATACAGAAGTTATTTCAGAGCATGGAACGGATTTGGAGGCAGTACGTAAACTATTCTTTAAAGACTATCCAAACTCAATATATTTTTCAACAAATAAACTTGATTCGTCTCAACTAAACATGCTATACAATATAGCGGATGCTCAAATTTTGTTAACATCAAACGAAGGATGGGGATTATCGTTAACAGAGGCAATTTTAGCAGGCACTCCAATTATAGCAAACGTAACAGGTGGAATGCAGGATCAAATGGGCTTTTTGGATGATAATGGAAAATGGTTTGTACCGTCTCCACAAATACCTTCAAACCATACAGGCCACTATAGAAAACACGGTGTGTGGGCTCTACCAGTTTACCCTTCAAATCGCTCCATTCAAGGCTCACCTACAACACCTTACATTTGGGACGACAGATGCAACCCAGAGGATGCAGCAGATTGTATCAAACAATTGTACAACATGAGTAAAGAAGAACGTTCCGTACTTGGTTTAAAAGGTAGAGAATTTGCCTTAAATGAAGGAGGTTTTACTGGAGGAAGAATGGGAGAAAGAGCAATTAACGCGATAGATCAATTATTTAACACGTGGACTCCACGAGAAAAATATGAGTTTATCAACGTTAATGAAGTTGAAGAAGATGAATTGTGTCACGAGTTATTGTACTAGAATATGAGAGAGCATT